TACGAGTTGCATTAATCCTCCACCCATTTTGTATACTATATACCAAGAAAATAAATCTATAGATTTTAATTAATTCTTCGATTCGAACATTCGTATTTAACCACGAAGAATTAATTTTATATAAAAAAATTGAATTAATTTAAGGACTATCTATTAGAATAATCATGACGAACCTCTGTATCTACGCAAGCGAACTGGCGGTGATCACTGGACACAATCAATACAAAGATGTGGGTGAAATCATCCTTAAAATGTGGAAAAAGAATTTTCCTGAGGACTACGAAGCGATTATTAAGGAAGCCGGGGTCGTAGTTGAATCAACCGATGAAGTCATTTCACGGATTTCTAAAGAAAACAACATCAATATTAAGGAAAAAATGAAGACGTGTTTAGTCTCCAATGATGTTACGGCTATGACGAAGGTTAAAAAGGAAATCCTCAAGAAGTTTGACACCATTCCAGAAAAAGACAAAAAGCTCGTTCAGAGTTGTATTGCTGAAAAAACCAACACCAATTTCGGAACGAACCATGAAAATGCGGGCGTGGCCAAATACATGGAAGAATACGAAGATAATGTGAATACCGTCGATACCTTTTTCAAAAGACACATGTTTAAATCCGAATATGACTGGTTTGTTGGTGGAAAAATTGATGGTATTAATGACGAAAAAGTTCTCATCGAAGTTAAAAATCGCATGAATCGATTGTTTTATAAACTTCGCGATTATGAAAAGGTTCAAATTTATGCTTATATGTTTATTCTAGAACTGGACGATGCTCGTCTGGTCGAATGTTTTAAAAGGCGCAATCAATGCACCATTAATGTGATTGATGTACCCTTCGAACAATCCTATTGGGATACCGAAATCTCCACCAAAATTGAAGAATTTATCGTCACCTTCGAATCTTTCCTCAAAAATAAACAACAGAAACTCGATTTAGTTAACATACTGTTTAGCTCCTAATCCACTCGCGATTTTTAGGATATTATAATGAACTGCGTATATATTGAAATTATAAGTATAAAAAAACTTCCCATCGTTTTTTATTGGGATTTCTTTCACATCTGAGCGCAATCCTAGATCTATATTCATCTTAAAATTGTCGATTCTAGAAAAATTACACGCTCCTGAGGGCTGGAAATCATCAGGATTTAGTGAAAACGAATAGACATGTATTCCATTTTTTATCTTTCGTTTATGATGCTGAAAAGGTTGTTGTAAATTAAAATAATCACTATCCTTTTTATCTAGACGGATTTGTCCATCAAAGTTTAATTGGATATTCTCTATTATATTTTGTTTGAAATATTTCTTTTTATATAGATTGATATTCTCTGCATTCTTATTATAACGATTATAAAAATGATAGTCTCCTACACTATGATACGCATTTTCCATATTATGATATCTGCTACTGGTTGGTCCTATATCTTCAATCGTCCAATTCGAATAATTATTCCAATTATTGATATGTTCCATATCTGACCGTTGGGAGACTACGATGAGTTCCTTTACTGGATGATGAAGGATAATATTATGATCTTTTGAGATGGTTACACCCTTGATTGTTGGTGGTTTAAAGACATCTTCGATTAGATATTCATGATTGTTTAAGGCAAACCGATTCCTTTCATCTTTATCTAAATACACATATTCCGCTTCAATCGCTGGAAAAATATCAAAGATTGGATCTTCTATAAACCTATTTATTGAGAGGTCGTTTTGGTCTAACGCCTTGATTCGTGCAATTTGATTATCCTCTATACCTAATCTGTTTCCGTCTTGATCCACCTCTTCGTCACCAACCACTCGTGGAGACGCTAAATAATCCAGTACCGTATAGATATCGCGTATAGGATTTAACTGGATTTCTACTCGAACTTTCGTGTATTGTAGGGAAATTAATGGTAAAGCTAGACCACTCGATTTGGAAAAGAAAAAATTTAATGGTACCTTTATTTTCCTTCTCTTTATCGAAGGTATGAGTTCGCTCGTATTTTCTATTCTAATATCGTGTTTTATTATATGTTCGGTTTTTAATGGCGAATGGAGATTATGCTGTGTATCTGCCTCTCCTCTGATATGTGGATATGACGAATGATGTAATTTTATAGTGGGGTTCCGGTGCTGTGCTAATAGCTCTTCTGAATTATTCGTTATTTGATATAAGGCTCCGTCTATAAAATTTAGACTACTTCCCTGTATATTTCCTGATACCAGTTTGTTCGTGTCATCATACTTTCCAAAAAAATGATAGTTTGCATTATGTTCTGCTACCCTCTGTCCCCAGAGTAGTACAGAATCGACATCATTTGTAGGGGGGCCGCCGGCGTTACTGGCGTCGTCTGGCGGTAAGCCCGATCGCCACCCTGGTACAGAACCATTTACATTATAAATAAAACTCTCTTGAGTCGGTGGAACCGAATGTAAAGGTGCGGCACCTACATAAAAACTACTACCGGTTTTCGTCACAATTGGATAAAACTCTCCTTTATTTTTTAGAAATTTTTCATTATATAATCCAGGATTATATAATTCTGGAACATTCCCAATCATTTCATCGTAGATTTTCTTTTTCGAATCATCATAGATTAATTCTGACATTATCTGAAGATATTCTCCTGTATAGGAATTAATGACAGAATCGTTTAAAAAGAGTTTCGTATTATTGATTATATTCGTTCCTATATTTTCTATCCATCGAAATTCATATGGAACACTATTAGCGGTTTGTCTGACTGAGTCTGAAGCTCCAGAAAAAATTTCGGGTAACTCGAAAGTAAAATATAAATTCGATAAAAGATCTCCATCTCGAGTTATATCACTATGAAGCGTTATGATTTCCGTTGGATGTATTTTATTACCTATTAGTTTTATTTTTTTTGAATCCACCGAAAAATTGGAATATCTCCTATAAACGATTTTATAAAACGAGATTTGAGGATTTCCTATAAGATTAAAATCCTGGGCACCTGTGGCTAAAAGTTGTATATAACCCATATAAATATTCTAATATTATATATAAATCATTAATTTAATAATATTTAATTTTAAATTTGATTTTTTTTTTTTATTTATCTCAAATTAAAGATGTTCGTGTTTAATGAACAACAACTACAAGCTTCTAATGCAATTGAACTATTCTTAGAGTCTCCTGATAAGTTCTTCCTTCTTGAAGGGGATCCTGGTACTGGAAAAACGACCATTATCTCTAAAATTTTAGATAAACTAATCTATAAAAAAAAGAAAATTGCCTTTTGTGCTACAACGAATAAGGCTGTCTCTATTTTAGAACAATATAGTTCGCTAAAAGGACCCAATATTATTTATTCTACCATTCAAAAACTTCTCAATATTCGACGCAATATTGATGAAACGGGACGGGAAATCTATTCATATACTGGTTCGAATAAAGGTAGCAAATATAATCTTAAATATTTTAACATTGTTTTAATCGATGAAAGTTCTATGATTTGTGAAGATATGTTAGAGGGTATTATACAAGATTCCAAATATGCCAAAACAAAAATCATCTTCATTGGTGACCGAAACCAACTACCTCCTGTTAATGAAAAAATTAGTAATGTTTTCACGATCGGTTTCGGTAAAAATAAAGTGAAATTAGATATTAATGAACGATTCAAAAATGATATTATGAAATACACCTATGCTATTAAAAATAACAAACGTCCTCCTACGGCATTAAAAAAACAGGATGTGGGCTTTAGTAAAGACTTTAACAAATGGGTGAATCATTATATGAAAAATATCGATGAATCGATCATCCTTACATATACCAATCGAAGGAAAAAGTTTATTAATTCAGCAATTCGTACCTTACTCTTCCCAGATAATAAGAATAAATATAATGTTAATGAAAAAATTATATTTAATAACTTTTATAGCAATTACGAAAATAAATACCATTCTTCACAACGTGCAATTATTACAGAAATTCAAGAACATGATTATAAATTTAATCCTCTACCATTGGATAAATTATTGAACCTTAAAGCAACATTTGGTTATTCTTTTAGAAAAGTTAATGGTCCACCCAAAACTTGTCCTATATGTCTCGAAGAAGATATCAATGAATTATCTCAACTCAAATGTGACCATATGTATTGTGATTCCTGTATCAAACGGTGGCTAAAAGATCATAACTGTTGTCCTCTCTGTCGCTTTGTTATCGATGATAATACCATCAAGATTAAAGATAATACTAAAATTACAGATATTATTAATGAAATTATCGAGGTTGTTTCGAACATTACATTTAAAACATGGAAACTACGTATCAAATCTGAACGAAAAAATGAGGAAAATATAATGGAACCCTTTTGGGATTATATCTATATTATGTCTGAATCGAGTAAAGAGGAGTATGATACTTTGTGTAGCTCCATTAAACAAAAATTCACAGACATTAAAAAAATGATTTCCGTTAAAAATAGATATAATAATATTATTCTTAAAAGATTATGGGAATTCTTCTATTGTAATTATGTCGACGTGTTAGCTGATATTGATTATGGTTATTGTATTACAGTTCATAAATCTCAAGGGTCTACCTATAAACGTGTCTATGTTAATCTTATGGATATAGTTAAAAATAATACTACCGATACAAAAAGTTGTGTGTATACAGCCGTTACACGCGCATCCGAGAGTTTAATTATACTAAAAATTTAAATAAAAAACGATATAGAGTTAAAATATGATATCTTTATAGATGGGGAATTGTTTTAAGAAAATGATTCCAGAAAAATATTCTTTAATCGAGAATTCAGATGAAATTATGCATAAAATAGAAATAAATTCGGAAGACATCGACTCTATTAAAACTGACAACCTCGAAATTAACAAAAATAATATTGAAAATTTTGAATTAATTCAACAAGATATGGATAAACTCATGTTATGTCATAAAAATTTAAAACAAGAATTAAACTATTTAAGCCACCAATTGTCATCTAAATATGGGGGTTCTGCTTCTGATGGCGCTGAAGATTTTGTTGAGGGTCCCTCCGAAACCATGTTCTCGACTTCTGAATAACTCAGAGCTCTTCTTGTATATTTTAAGTTTGAGAGATAGCCATCAAATCCTCCAAATAGATTCACCCATACATTGCCGAAATTCTGTCGTGGTATAGATTCTAATCTTTTACTTTTTTTTATGTTACCATTGACATAAATGGTCACTATTTTCTGTTTTACAATGATCGAAAGATGTACCCATTTATTGATAGGCAAATTATCAATATCTATAATATTATCCTTCGATTGTAGCGTATTCATATTAATACGAAGAGCGTTTTTATCTGGATGTATCCAGACTGCTGGGGTATAAGAAACCTGGGCCTTACTATCACCTTTATGAAACACATGTTTCATATTTTTATCCTTAAAAGTAAAATCATTTACTAATATCCAAAAACTATACGAAAATTCTATACCTCCATCCTCATTATCGGAGCGATAGATTATTACGTTTTCCTCATTATCTGGATTCTGTTCGATTACCAAACTCTTCTTGGCATTTTTCATATTTTTGATCAAGTAGGGTGAATCCTTTCTAAAAGATTTAAGATATTCTATATATTTCTTCGTAAAGATTGCAAAAAAAATTGTTGCTATTCCTATAATCACTAACGAGATGACCTGTCCTATCGTTGAGGTCTCTGAAAATAATAGAGGCATTATAAATAAGGACACAAGTAAAGTCATTAAACTATAGACCAAATAGATCGCGGAACTTTTAAAATGTTTATTCAATGTATTATAAAATAACGCAAGAATTACAAGAGTGATCAAAAACATTATACCTACGGTCATTTTTAGAATCGTATTTAAGGTCTTATTCGAAGACACTCCATGCAGTTTTTTGGCACCATTCTTTAATTTTAAAACCATCTCAGATGAAAAATTCTTCACTTTATTGAGTGTTTTTTTGATGGTTGGTTTGGGTGTAGGTGTATAGCTCGGTGGGGAGTCCACTGACGTTTGTTCTTTACTAACCGTTCGTTTATTAATCGTGGTAGTGGGTGTTGTCAG